ATTGAACATGGCGAACATATTTATGGACAATCTTTTTTGCATCTGACACGACAAGCAGATGATGCATTTGTGAAACAAGTTGTTCAACAAATCCATCTGATGGAAGCTCATGTGTATATGAAGAATGTAGATATGCCAGAAATAACTCCAAAACAGAAAGAAATGAATACCATTGAATTCTCTACAGATATCTTTCATATTGCCAAATCACCTCATAATAAGATAGATATCTATGAATACTTAGACATGTATGCTACAGATTGGTATGCAGAAACATGGAGACGTGGACATCCTATTAACACACCGTCACATGTAAAAGATGTTTATAAACTCTCTGTGAATGGTGTAGAGTACAAGGAGTCTCAAGATCATTCTAAATGGGCTACATCTGGTCAGTATTATTTGATAGGGGATTTGAATAGGATGACATCACAATTTAAACGGGGTGGAGGTGGATTCTTGGTAAAGCATCAGGGAATTGCAACGGCTCTGAAGTCTTTTATTAAGGCGTTTATAACGAATACTTAAAAAGGCTTTTTGGCAGGCTTTTTAAAAAGCCTAAAAGGCCCGTTCCTCCAGACTCTCCCCCAAGAAAATCATAGGCCAAAAGCGTTCAACCGCGTGTCCTTCTATAGGATTGCATTCTTTCCCTAACAACGCATAGATTCGTTCATAGAATGCTTTGGGTCTACTTCGTATTGTTTCTCTGGAGACACAGAATTGGGCACCTGGTCCAAACCAGAGTGAAAAGGACTTGGTGCGATTAAATAAGGTTTTATATAAATGAAGCATATTGTATGGATTATGTTCTTCGTCTACATCCATGTGGACAATGTCTCTTGACATGACGTGAAAGGGTTTCTTCCATTCACTTGATGACAAAATAGATTCTAAAGGGGTGTGATCAAAGGGATTTCCTTGGAGAAACATGGTGTAATCGGATAAGGTGTCATAGTTATTGATAATGTGATGGAGATAGGTGTGGCCTTCTCGGCCGACATTGGGTAGAGGAATAGTTGAGGTGTTTGTGTTTTCTATAGGATCGCCTTTGTTGTAAATGATGCAGTTATAGGATTTGGTCCAGTCTATGGATTCGTTGTAGCGTGCTACGACGATTAGCATTATGGAGGTATTTGGTTGGGGGTTTTAAATACTGGTTTTAAATTGGTTTTAGAGTTACAAATGCTTATATCCGGATGCGATCATTATGAATAATACGTAAATTATATTATATTTTACCAAACTGTTTTACCGAACTGTTTCTACCAAACTATTTTACTGAACTGTTTCTACCAAACTATTTTACTGAACTGTTTTCTAATGAACTTTTTTTGCCGAACTTTTTTTGCCGAACTTTTTTTCTAAAAAAGTTCTTACTGAACATTTTTTGCCGAACTTTTTTTCTAAAAAAGTTCAGATGAGTACCAACTACCTCGCTCAGTTCAGTGCGAACTTGAGTACATTTAATGCAGTCAATATTAATTATAGTACATTGACTGGCTCAACTATTATTGTATCTACTGTTGTTAACAGTACAATTGTGACGCGTCAACTGAATTTTTCAACGATGGTTGGGTCAACAATTACAGCATCAATGATTACTGCGTCAACGATGACTGCTTCTACAATAACTGCAAGTGGCCCAATTATTTCAAATAATTTCGCTGCATTATGGATGCCATCCAATGGAGCTGCATCCATTTATATTACAGATTCATCATCAAATCTATTTGCAGGTACAACAACATATGGAAGATATTTTGGCACAGGTGGAACTATTTATCAAGATTTTTATGGAACATTTCAATGGCGTGGTACTGCTGTAAATGGTACAGTTACTAGTGAAAATATAATGAGTTTAACAAGTGCAGGTAATTTATCTGTAACTGGCAATGTGGGGATTGGTATAACGAATCCAAGTACACTACTTCATATATCAGGATCAAGTAATGGAAATGCATCATTAGGACAATTATTTATTTCAGATGCAAATAATACAGCACAACAAGGTAGATTTTATTCATATTGGAGTGGTGTTGCTTCTTCTTCATATTTTGCAATTCAATCTATTAATACTACTGCTCCAACATATAATCAATTAATATTAAATCCTAATGGTGGCAATGTGGGAATTGGTATAACAACTCCAGGATATGCACTAGATATTCGTAGATCATTACAACTTACTGCTAATCCAATGGTCGATCAACTCTCAGATAATATATTTTTTAATGTAAAAGCAGATGATTCAATAAATGGCAATGGTAGCACAACGATATATTCAAATTCAATTAATTTACGTGCGGGAGATTTAATATGGACTGGTAATAGAGTATATGGTGCACAAATCTATATTGGTGGTGGTTACTCTGTAAATGCTGCAATTAATCCTGGAGTACTTACATTTTCTACTGGGAATGCTGTACGGATGACTATTGCAGGTAATGGAAATGTAGGAATTGGAACTACAGGATCAGGTATATTAAATATATACAAAAATTCTGGTAATTTATTATTATGTTCTAGTAGTTCATCTGGAATTTTTTATATTTCTGCAAGTGAAACACAAGGTGCATTTTGGAATGGTTCAAATACAGTTGTATATGTTGCAAAGGATACAGTAACAAATCGTTCTATTAATGCAGGTGGAACAATTAATGCAAGCGGTGCAGATTATGCAGAATATATGGTTAAAAATGGTACATTTACAATTAATAAAGGTGATATTGTAGGCGTTGATTCTAATGGACTCTTAACAAATCAGTATGATAATTCTATTACATTTATGGTTAAATCAACTAATCCATCCTATGTTGGAGGAGATGTATGGGGTACAGAAGAGATTGTTGGAAAACGTCCTGAATTACCTGAAAATCCAACAGATGCAGATAAGAGTGCATATGATCTAGCATTTGCAGCATGGAAAGCAGCTATGGAAGTAGAGCGACAAAAAGTAGATCGTATTGCCTACTCTGGACAAGTTCCTGTAAATGTACAAGGATCTCATCCAGGTGATTATATTATTCCTATTTGTAATTCAGATGGATCAATTGGCGGTCAAGCAGTATCATCTGCATCTGTTACATTTCAACAATATCAATCTGCTGTTGGTAAAGTATTGAATATCTTAGCAGATGGGCGACCTAACGTTAAAGTTTTGTAAATATTCTATCTTATCTATATTTACATAGCACTGCTAACAAAATATAGTTAATAAACTATTAACAAGTTCTAACAAGTTCTAACAAGTTCTAACAAGTTCTAACAAGTTCTAACAAGTTCTTAACAAGTTCTTACAAGTTCTTAACAAGTTCCTAAATCCTCTTAAAACCCCAACTGACTATCCAATAAATCTAAATGTATCAGATTATACAATGATTATTATCTTACCGCCCCGTCCAAACCTTAACAACATCCAAATCACTATGACCCGATAAATACTCCAAGAACGTCCCACCCCATCTTGTATAAGAATGGATTTCACCGTACATAGATCCTTCAACAGATCCCACATAATATGCCAAGAATCCCAGAACACGTTCCATTGCCGATCTCTGATCTCTCTCTTTCAGTTTATTAAGAACAGTAAACAGTCCATATTGTTTCAACTGACAGACAAATGACCACCGAATGACAGACATAAGTCCATAACATCCTTCCCATTGTCCTTCACGATAAAACCGAATGATATCCTCAGGCATGTCTTTACAGAGTTCCAAATAATGCTTCTCCAATTCATGATCCCATGTCTTGGTAAAAGTCCATAATGGCCTCATCATAGTTGCTGTAAATTCAACACGTTTCTGGATAAATACCGAATCATGAATGATAATAGCAGTTTCAAATGGATGCATCAATTCAAAATAATAATATCCGAGAAGCTCAGCGCACCCTTTGTGTTCTGTATCATATACAATCTGGCAATTGACCAGATTCATATTGTCATTTAAAAACTCTGGATGACTTGAATCATCTACAATGAGAATGGGTTCAGTATACCATCGGCGAATACAGGTATAACATTCTTTCCAATAATAATCTGTCTGTTTGTTATTGACGTGACGTACCATGATAAATCCCATTTTTGGTTTAAACGCAGTACCAAACGAAGTACCAAATGCAATATCATATGCAATAGATTCAGTAAGGACTTTGTCCGAACTCATAAGGACAGAGTCATTACTTAATTCCGTTAGTTCATATCCGCTCATCATAATGAACAGATATGAAGTAGTATTTAGATTCAACCTAACAAGTTCATATTCGTCGCAATGCATACGACTCCATCACCCCAATAATAATCCGTTTCGCGTCCATTAATTCCATACCCGTCGGTATAATAAAATCCTCAGATCCATCAGGACCAGGGTTCCATCTATGACAGAATTGTTCCAAGATATCTTTCTCAACCAGTCCCACATCATCCACATGGCATTGGAGAATTAGATAAATCTCAGACCCTTTTGTATATTTATGAAGCCGTCCAATACGTGTATCGGGACACTGTGAGGTGCGACCGACTTTGTAAATAGGGCGATTGAGTGCTTTGAATTCTCGTGTGCGTACCAGATAAATATATCCGTGTTTTTCTTCGGTGTCATAGACCATGCCTTTCATGATTCTGCGACGTTGTCCTTGTTGAACTGCAATGGAGACTTGTTTATTGTCTTGATTGTCTTCTGGTTGATCTTCTTTATCACTCATCTAATGAAATCAAAGTGCTTGTAAATCCTTAAAAATCCGCAACGGAGACTGGAACTTCTGGATACTCTCATTACCCGCCATGAAATACAACCATTGCATAGAATGTACTTTATCTTTCCGCATAAACCGACATAAACTAGGATTTAACCACGATTCAAATAAACCGCACAAGGTCGGAGGTAACTTCGCATGATAGTCCAGATACAATAATCCTAAAAACAGAAATAAATCACGACCTTCTTTGGGACATGGATCTCCAGGAGGATAGACGTCACTGAGAGATAGATGGGTTATACGTTCCTCAGAAAGGGGAATGGAACCCAAACAAGCAAATCCAAAATCAATCATCGTCAGTGAATAATGGGATGCAATCATAATACTCTCTGTTTCAATCGCGAATCGTTTCATACGCAGTTCATGCTCCACAATTAAAAAGTTACTCGGTTTCAAATCGCGATGATTGATCCCTAAATGAGATCCAATATGCGACAACATTCCACATAACTGCAATAAACAATCAATTAATACAACTGTAATATCTGCAACCGTATCTAAATAATGATTCAATGTTGACGCACCTTGAATGGGCTCCATGGCAAAACAAACGGACCCGTTCAGTGCAAAAATATCTATCACTGGTGGAGCACCTAAAGGAAACCCAATGGAAGCCAGACTTTCATGGACAAGCTTCTGAATACACGCCTCATATGTGAGATTTTGAGACACAATGGGGCGTTTAATATATACTTCTTTTTTTTTACCATACAATTCATATATTCCAACATCAATATAGCCAAATTGGCCATGGGCAATCACATCAATACACGTTAATTTTTTATGGGGCAAATGAATATAGCAAGATCCAACCTGCGAACTATGAAAAGGAGGAATCCAGGATGGCGTTTTAAGACATCCTTCTGCATCAATTCCAATAGAATGAAGAGAGAGCCATGCGGTACATCGGCTGTGTATGTTACACATCGCTAATAGAACGATTTATAATAAATTATGCTATATAGTAGCGATTTATTAACCCCAATCAAATATCAATATAACTACGCAACACTTTATAAACAGCCGTCCCACTATATTTTTCAGGTTCTGATATAATATACGCAGTCATTTCACGAGGATGTTCATACGCACTTGACGGCAACATTTCAACCGCAATTTCTTCAGGAACTGCCTTGACATGATATCCATCCACATGATAAAACCAGATATCTACTTCGTTTAATACAGGATTCATCACATTGCGAAAGATAGGAACAGGCACCCAACTTTTAATACGCCACAGAGGCGAATCAATTGTATCTGGATTGTATCTACGATGGGATTCCAACGAAGAAGGAAGCATCCCGTTCCATGGGGTCCATCCGAGAGACTGAAAGACAATAGACCACATCTTAGGAAATTTTCGTTGATGAAGATGACAGAGTTCATGAGTAAATGTGGTCTGTGACAGAGATAGTCCCGCATAGCAAATGAGATTCGGTGGACGTGTATGAGGCATTCCGCCATCGGCAGTCGGCATTAAACACAGAATCTTAACTTCTCCTATATCTTGCAATTGTTTAGGGACTTTTTTAATCAATTGATTGAATGCTACTGTATATTCATATATTCTTTTAACTTGGTTGGGTGCATAGGAATAGTCCTTCCGTGCTACAAAATTAGACCAATCATCTGTGCATTCTTCTGTGTAGTGATCAATTTGTTCGGCTTGTTTAAGTAATACAATGGCATCTTGTTTGGATACGACGGAACATGTACTTGGACTGGAGCCCATTCTATTAAGAGAATATATAATAGAATGGCAGCAGAGCGTGATCCAACTGGAATTTTATACAATGGATTAGATTTATATCTTATTGACCGTCGTTTTTCAACAACAACCTATGGTAATGAAAATATAATATGTAAGCTTTTATTTGTAGATAATGATATAGATACATTAATACAATCTGCTGAAAATGAAGTTCGCTTTCAACAAATAGCGGCCGAAAATAAGTTAGGTCCTACTATTTATGAGCATGGATTTTATAATGGAGGTAATCCTCCATTTACTGGATATAATGAATATGAAAATAATGAAAATGGAGAAACAAAACAAACCCCATTTACATTTACAGAACCATTTTATTATATCATAATGGAATATTATTCAAAAAAAAATGGATGGAAGGGACCAGTATACGTATCTGATAACCAGTTAGATAAAAAACTATCTAATGTAGATTTATTTTATAATTATCTTGATAAATTAATCTATATAGCAGGTATTGCAAATATATTTGATCCAATTATGCATTTTTATTATCATCCTGTACACGGTCTGCGAATGATAGATTATGGAAGATGTGTATATTGTAGGTCAGATGAGCAAGATTGTATGAATAAAATGGCTAGAGCACTTGGATTACCATTAGAACAACGTAAATTACGAATGAAGAAAGTATATGCAAAACATGGAATGACATTACGACGTAAAGTTAGTAAAGGAGGATCTAGTTTTTCTAGACACAATAGACACAATAGACGCAATAGACGTACTAGACGTAATAGACGTCGTACTCATAACAAATAATCATATTTATAGTAGAATGGCTAAAGCTTTAAACACAAATCTATTTACAAAATCATCCAATATAACACTGGACAGAGTAATGCGCTTATTTGGAGCAGATAAGATAGTATCTCAGGAGGATCCTCTCTTTGTATTTGTCATTGGCTCACCTGGAGTTGGAAAGACAACACAGACACGTCGCTATTTCGGTGAATTATATGATAGCATGTATAATATATCACTTGATACCATTGTTGAGAATATCAAACCTTATCGTAATGCTACTATAAAGGCAAAGAATAATGTGGAACGTATCAAAAAAGAAAAAGGATTTCCGTCTAATCTAGAAAATGAAAATTATGCAGATTTGTCTACTATGTATTTACAAGTTATTAGATCTGAAGAACCTATTTATTCAAGTAAAGCTGAATATGACCGTGTTATTAAAAAGATAAATAAGAAATATACACAAAAAGCTTTAAATGCAAACGCAAATGCAGTAAAAGCAGTAAAAACACAAGGTGGATCCTTACTAACTATTCTAGATGAAGCAATTGTTGAAGGAATAAAACGATCCTATCATATTTTATATGATACTACATTTGCAACAGATTCAAAGGGTAATATTAATAAATTTGATAAAGTACTTGAATGGATTATACAATCTAAGATACTTTATCAAATTATTATTTTACATATTACTGCTTCTCCTGAAACAATACAGAGACGTTTAAAAGGACGACATACACAAATGGCACATGAAGGATTTCTTCGTGCGATTCATCCAAAATTAATACCGAAGTTTGTTGAAGAAAATAAAAAATGTTATAATATACTAAAAGATGCATATGAAGGAAATCCTTTATTTTCATTTGAAGAAATATCAAATGAGGCAAATATATACTCAATGAAAGATGTATCTCAATAGATATTATAACTATTTACTGCTTTACTGCTTTTACTGCTTTTACTTTTTCCCCTTCTTTTGCTTCTTTTTGTTCTTTCAATTCCTTTGCCTTTTCACGATCTTTCTTATTAATACCACTAACAATTTGTTTATCTAATAAGAACCCGCTTATTTTTTTCTGGACTTGCTTCACGGGTTTTTCTTTTTCATCGCTTTTACTTGCTGCGCTTGTTAGTCCCATAATCACATTCGCTGCATCAGCCACCACATTGATGCGTTTTAACGAAGTAGTAGAAGCAGTAGCAGTACATCTCCCTCCAAACATACTCGCCATCGCCGATCGCTTCGCCACATTTTCAAATCGTCGCAAACAATCTGTAAATAAGAGATCCGCCGCTTTTCCTTCACGAAATCCCAAATATTTATCCAGATCTTTCACAGGAGGACAGCCTCTCAGCAAATCAGCATTAAATCCAGGGATACTCTCTAACAACAAGGCAAATGCCTGTGAAATAGGATTTTGTAGCTGATGTTCAATGTAATGGCGATAATCTGGAACAAGCTGATTCTCTTTGATAAAGCCAGGCGTTTCAATCCTATCCCCTTGCAATGCAGCTGCTTCCTGACCTGCCTTCGGACGAATATAGACATATCCAATCCGATCTCCTGATGCAGGGGCATTACCTGGATCTCTCAGGGTAATCCGATCAGCCAGGACTTTATGTGCAATCTGATCAGGATTGGCATAGGATGCACGCAATGATTTCGTCACCGTGAGTTGTCCCAGGCTCACTTTGCCATTAACCAAGTCCATGCATTTCTCCTTCACAAACTGGAATGCACCTACTACATCACGTTTGTCAAGGAGCATTCGCATGGCTCCACCAAAGATGGTTTTGACGATAGGGGCATTATCACGTCGCTTCAGGGCAATACCCATATATTTATGAACATAATCATCGGCATTATTTTCGTACATATTTCCTGCATAGCGCTTCTTGGAAAACATCAGCAACGGATCAAATGCTTTATCAAACTCAAAATCATGGGGCGCGGCTAAGACTTTGCTGATGAAATGTCCTGCTTCTCCTGTGATATCAATGGTGGCTTGACGTGCCTCGCGCCCTTCAAGACGCTCACCTGTTTCTGGATTTCTGGGGTTGAATTCTACAAAGAGAGAATCGGTGTCGCCATATACTACTTTTGCAGAACAATGTGAATGAATTCCAGGGCCATAAAATGTATCAATTGCATCCTTCGCAAACAAGATTTGTTTCCGTCCATACGCCGTCACAGATGCAGCCAACGCTTGCAATCGGATCTTGAATGTACCCGATCCCAACTGACCATACAAGGAATTGCCCGTCAGCTTATATGCCAATTGCTCAGCATCCAATAGCGCATAGCGTTCAGGATCTTTTTCCGATTTCATTTCTTTCTTCTTGGCACTCCGTGCTTTCAAGAGCCACGACGTAATCTGTGGGAGTGTTGATTTAGATCCATCCAACGGCTGGGCATAACGGCAAATCCTACGACCGCACTTGATCTTGGCAGGATTTTTCCGATGGTCAGCAGGATCAGGGCGAATGATATCATATTCAATATCAGTATAAGCATATCCATCACAATCATCATATGTCTCAGACCCCCATTGATGCGTAATCAATGCACCGTCATCAGTAAAGTCTTTGACCCAAACAAGAGAATCATGACTGATGTTTTCACTGATGATTGTACTGGGATACAAAGAGGCAAAGTCGCAAACACCAACGGGACTCGTAGCATAGAATCCAGGCTCAGGATCAAGTACAATGGCTCCTTCATAGGAATCATCGGATCCACGGGATTGTTCTAACACGGGAATGACGATCCCTTTCTCTCGGCAGTATTTGAAGATGAGTGATTCAATCTTAATGCCTTGACCGCGTACAAAGATGTAACTGATGGGCACAGTGCAGACATTGGCCATAGACATGCAATTATTGAATGTCTCCAGTTTCTTATACAATTCAATGACAAGATCACAATCTTGTAAGCAGTATTTCCCAACGACTGCACGATCTGCAGCAGATCCACGATGCAAACGGAAGATATCAGCGGGACTTACATCATCTTTGAC